CGCATTTGGACAAAATATCCCCTCTAGGGGCTAATCAAATGGCCGTTAGAGGGAATCAAATAGATGAAGTTGCAGCGACTTGGCACAAGACTTGCCGTGCTGGATACCCGCAGGCTCCCGATGCTGGAAACCAAGGCTGGCACAACGCCCCGCACCCGAGGCAGCGCCTGGATGAAAGTCCGCAAGCAAGTGCTGCTTGACGGTGGGTTTGCGTGTGTGGACTGTGGTGACATTTCGATGGCGAATGAGATCGACCATGATACGCCTCTTGAGCAGGGTGGAACCGACACCCACACAAATTTAAAAATTCGCTGCCAACCGTGCCACAAGGCCAAGACAGCGACTGAAACGAAGCAGCGCTTCGGCAAATACTAGGAACAAACATGGCAGGCCAACCCGGTAAGAGCGGTGGCGCTCGGCCCGGTAGCGGGCGAAAACCAGCAGCGCCAGTAAAACTGAGCATCCCGGTGCCGGTCACTGAAACGCTGGCGCACAAAGACCCCAAGGTGTTTTTGATGGCGCTGATGAACGACTTGGAAGCCGACATCAAGATTCGCGCCGACGCGGCCAAGTCCCTGATGCCGTTCATGCACCCGAAGGTCGAGGCCGGGGTGAAGGATGCCAAGGCCGATGCCGCAAAGAAAGCAGGCTCGGGCAAGTTCGGCGCAGCCGCACCGCCCAAGCTGATCGTCAACAACCGATAACGTCCGCAGTCGCAGAACACACGACAAGGCCATGTGCCAAACCGCTGCGCACTCGGGCACCAACAGCGCAACCCCGGCGCACTCTAGCGAAAGCTGCACCGTCACGGGGTCGCAGCGTACAGGCAGAAGGCCAGCCCACGGGCAAGTCCTCATGGCTTTCAAATGATCTAAGGGTAAATTTTGGCTGAATGGAAAACGAGTTGTCTTGACTGGGCTGAACGTCTGGTCGAAGGCCGCTCAATCATCCCGCCACCGATATTCCCCGAACAGGCCGAGCAAGCGCTGGCCGTGTTCAAGCAACTGAAGATCGTGGACGCGCCCGGTAGCCCCACGTTTGGCGAGTCCTGCGCACCTTGGGTGTTCGACTTGGTAAGCAGCATCTTTGGCGCATACGACCCTGACAGCGGGCGCAGGCTGATCACTGAGTGGTTCGTACTGATCCCAAAAAAGAACAGCAAGTCCACCGTGGCAGCAGGCATCATGCTCACGGCGCTCATCCTGAACTGGCGGCAGTCGGCAGAGTTTGCGGTACTGGCCCCCACTGTAGAGGTGGCGAACAACGCCTACGCACCCGCGAGAGACATGGTGCAGAAGGATGATGAACTTGAGGCGCTGATGCACGTGCAGACGCACATCAAGTCAATCACTCATCGAACCAGCAACGCGGTACTGAAAGTGCTGGCGGCTGACAGCAACACGGTTGGTGGCAAGAAGTCAGTCGGCACGCTGATTGACGAGTTGCACCTGTTCGGCAAAGTGTCGAGCGCTGAGAACATGCTGCGCGAAGCCCTTGGTGGCCTCGCCTCGCGGCCCGAAGGCTTCGTCATTTACTTGACAACCCAAAGCGATGAGCCCCCGGCTGGTGTGTTCTTGCAGAAATTGCAGTACGCCCGCGATGTGCGCGACGGAAAGATCATCGACCCCGGCTTTGTGCCAGTGATCTTTGAACACCCGCCTGAGATGGTGGCAGACGGCAGAGCGCTGCTGCTGGAGAGCATTCCGATGGTCAACCCCAACATGGGGTTCTCCGTTGACCGGGCCTTCATTGCCCGTGAGTTCAAGAAAGCAGAGTCCGCAGGCCCTGAGTCCTTCCGAGGCTTCCTCGCCAAGCACGCCAACGTCGAGCTAGGCATGAACCTGCGTTCTGACCGCTGGGCCGGGGCTGACTTCTGGGAAGCACAGGGCAAAGCCAAGGGATTGACCCTTGACGAGCTTATCGAGCGCTCTGAAGTCATCGCAGTCGGCATCGACGGTGGCGGTTTGGATGACTTGCTGGGCTTGGCCGTGCTGGGCCGGGACAAAGACACCCGCAAGTGGCTGTTGTGGTGCCGTGCTTGGGCACACCCTAGCGTGCTGGAACGCCGCAAAGACATTGCACCCCGCCTGCGCGACTTCGCCAAAGACGGCGACCTCGGGCTGGTCAAGATGATCGGGGACGATGTGTTTGAAGTCGCTGAGATTTGCGCACAGGTCTACGCCAGCGGCAAGCTCGACAAGATTGGCTGCGACCCGGCTGGGCTGGGCGGCATCTTGGATGCGCTGGTGCAAGCTGAATTGCCCGAAGACAAGATGATCGCAGTGACGCAGGGCTGGAAAATGACAGGTGCTATAAAAACGGCTGAACGCAAGTTGGCCGAGGGCGTCCTGATCCACGCCGCGCAACCCATGATGGCATGGTGCGCAGGCAACGCGAAGGTTGAGCCTCGCGGTAATGCCGTGATCATCACCAAACAAATGGCCGGGTCGGCCAAGATCGACCCGCTCATGGCTATGTTCAATGCCGTCACTTTGATGAGCATGAACCCCGAATCGACCGAATCCGTGTACTCCACACGCGGCCTACTGATACTTTAAGGAAACTTTTTGGGACTACTTGACCGATTCTGGCCGACAAAGACAGGGCCAGCGGCACAGTCACGCCCAAATTCTGAACCCGTTGGCGAAGGCCGCGCCTTTGCAGCGCTCACCAGCGCGGACCTCTACGACTTCATGCGAGGCGGCGAGACTGCCAGCGGCGAGTACATCACCCCTAGCAAAGCGCTCGGCAACATGGCCCTGTTGCGCTGCGTCAGCCTGATCAGTGAGTCCATCGGCATGTTGCCCTTGAACTTGATCAAAAAAGGCGATGCCAAAGAGTACGCCACCAACCACCCGCTGTACCGCTTGCTCAAAAGCCGACCCAACGAGTTCCAAAGCGCTTACAAATTCAAGTCCTCCATGCAAATGGCGCTGCTGTCTCACGGCAACGCCTACGCCCGCATCATCTGGACGCTGGATCGTCCGGTACGCTTGGTGCAACTGGACAGCACCAAGGTCACGCCCAAGCTGATGCCCGACTTCACGGTGCGCTACGACTTCGCAGGCCCCAACGGCATGGTGGAACTCATGGCGCGTGACGTGCTGCACCTGTCCGACCTGTCCGAAGACGGACTCATCGGGCTGTCTCGCGTCAAGAAAGCCAAAGAAGCCATCGGCCTTGCGCTCCAGGCTGAGAAGGCGGCAGCGCGGCTGTTCAAGAACGGCGTCATGGCGGGCGGGTCGCTGACGTTCCCCTCAAAGCTCAACCCCGAACAGATCAAGAATATTCAGGGCAGCATGGAAGCCAAATACGGCGGCGCTGACAACGCGCACAAGTGGTTGGTGCTGGAAGAGGGCGGTAAGGCCGAGAAATGGGCGGCAACCGGCGCTGAGAGTCAGCACCTTGAGAACCGCAACCACCAGATCGAAGAGATTGCCCGTGCCTTTGGCGTGCCTCGTCCGCTCTTGATGATGGATGACACCTCATGGGGTAGCGGCATTGAGCAACTGAACATCTTCTTTGTGCAGTATGGCCTCCAGCACTGGTTCACCGTGTGGGAGCAGGGCATCGAGAACGTGCTACTGAGCGAAGCCGAGCGCGGCACCCACTACGTCAAATTCAACGAGCGGGCGCTGCTTCGCGGCACGCTCAAAGACCAGTCCGAACTGTTCGCCAAGGCCCTCGGCTCGGGCGGGCACCAGCCTTGGATGACTGCCAACGAGGTGCGCGAGTTGCAAGACATGCCCAAGTCGCTCGACCCGGCTGCTGAAAAGCTCGAAAGCCCAATGAGGAATACACAAAATGTCCCTACTGACACTCCCCCAACTCAATAGCCAGCGCATCGGTTCTGTCAAGTTCGACACCCGGCCCGACGCCCTGCAACGCTGGGACGCCGGAATCCGCGCCGCCGTCGATGACTCCACCTCCGTGTCGATTTACGACCAGATTGGCGAGTCGTGGGACGGCTCGGGCATGACTGCAAAGCGCATGGCCGGTATCTTGCGCAGCATCGGTGACAAAGACATTCAGGTCAACATCAACAGCCCAGGCGGCGACTTCTTTGAAGGCGTTGCGGTCTACAACCTGCTTCGTCAGCACAAGGCCAAGGTCACGGTCAACGTGCTGGGTCTTGCGGCCTCCGCAGCGTCCATCATTGCGATGGCAGGCGACGAAATCAACATGGGCGAAGGCTCATTCCTGATGATCCACAACGCATGGTGCATGGCAATCGGCAACCGCCACGACATGCAAGCCGCTGCTGAACAGTTGGCCCCGTTCGACACCGCGATGGCCGAGGTCTACGCAGCCCGCGCAGGCATCACGACCAAAGTAGCCGCCAAGCTCATGGACGCTGAAAGCTGGATTGGTGCAGAAGCCGCCATTGCAGACGGCTTCGCCACCGGGATGATGATTAACGACCTCATCACGCAAGACACCAAGGCAAGCGCCAGCAACGTGCGCAAGATTGAATCTGCCCTGATCGCCAGCGGAATGCCCCGCAGTCAGGCACAGAAAACCATTTCCGATTTCAAGTCCAGCCTGAGAGATTCGGCTGGCAGCGGTTCGAGCGATTCGACCGGCGATGACCTAGCAGCCTCGCTGCAATCCCTCTTAACCACTATGAAAGGTCACTAACATGACACAAGACGTAAAAGCCCTCATCGACGGCGTAAACCAAGCCTTCGCCACCTTCAAAGCCGAAAACAACGCGGCTCTGGAAGGAGTCAAAAAAGGTCAAGCCGATGCGCTCCAAGCGCTCAAAGTTGACCGCATCAACGCCGACATCGAGAAACTGCAATCCGCAGTGGACGAAGCCAATACCCGTATCGCCGCTGCCCAAATGCAAGGCGTGTCGCAAGGTGGCCTGAAGGACAAAGAGTACAGCGCAGCCTTTGCCTCGCACATGAAACGCGGCGAAGTGCAAGCTGCCCTGAACAAAGGCGTGGCTGGTGAAGGTGGTTTCTTGGCCCCGACAGAATGGGATCGCACGATCACCGACAAGTTGGTGACGATCTCCCCCCTGCGGGCGCTGGCGACAGTGCAGACGATCAGCACCAACGCATTCAGCAAACTGTTCAACCAAAAGGGCACCGTGTCCGGTTGGGTTGGCGAGGCTGCTGCGCGTCCTGACACCGCGACACCCACCTTTGCTTCTTTGACCTACACCACTGGTGAGATTTACGCAAACCCATCTGCCACACAAGGCATGTTGGATGACGCGGAAGTCGATCTGGAATCGTGGTTGGCGGGCGAAGTGCAACAGGAATTCGCGTTCCAAGAAGGCGCTGCGTTCTTGTCCGGCACGGGCGTCAACCGCCCCACCGGCTTGCTGACGTACATCACTGGTGGTGCCAACGCAGCGGTTCACCCGTATGGCGCGATCACCACCGTGAACAGCGGCGCGGCTGCGGCCTTGACCACTGACGGCATCGTCAACCTGATCTACGAACTGCCAAGCGAGTTCACCGGCAATGCGCGATTCATCATGAACCGCAAAACGCAATCTGCTGCACGCAAGCTCAAGGACGGCCAAGGTAACTACATCTGGCAACCGTCCTTCGTGGCCGGTCAGCCAGCCACCCTTGCAGGCTTCGCCGTGACCGAAATGCCTGGTATGCCGGATGTCGGCGCTGGACTGAAGCCCATCGTGTTTGGCGACTTCAAAGGCTACATGGTGCTGGACCGCATCGGTGTTCGTGTCATTCGGGACAACCTGACAGTCAAGCCCTATGTGTCGTTCTACACAACAAAGCGGGTAGGCGGCGGATTGCTGAATCCACAGTTGCTGAAAGCGCTCAACGTAGCGGTCTAAGTAGCTAAGTAGCTAAGTCATACGCCTTGGAAACAGGGCGTATCTCTTAACTCCTACCCACAAAAGGAACACAAAATGCCCACCCTCTACATCACAGAATTCGCCGGTATCCAGTCTGACCCATCGCACATGTCAATGAACTGCGCGGCCACACCAAGCCTGGCAGACCAAGCCATTGCCTTCACAAGCACCAGCGTGCAGTCCGCGACCTTGCAAGCCGGTACGCGCCTGATTCGTGTGGTGTCTGATGCCAACTGCTTCAAGAAAGTCGGCACCAATCCCACGGCGACACAAACGACTGTTCGCGTGGTGGCTGACAGCGTTGAATATTTCAGCGTACCGCCCAACAGCGGCTTCAAAGTGGCTGTGGTGGCGTCTGCCTGATGTTTGGCAAGCCAGTCGGCAGGTTGGGCGCGGTAGGTAGCCGCACCCCCATCCAACGCGCCATCTCATCCGTGCGAACCATGTTCGCCTCCGGCGTACAAGGCGTCTGGTACGACCCGAGCGACTTCACAACGCTATTCCAAGACGCAGCAGGGACTATTCCGGTCACGGCGGTGGAGCAGCCTGTGGGGCGGATCAATGACAAATCAGGCAGGGGCAATCACGCGAGTCAGAGTACAGCAACCAGCAGGCCCGTGCTGAGTGCAAGGGTGAATCTTGTACTAGCAACAGAAGTAATTACAGGCTCAGCAGGTACTACTGCTACACCAGACGCAATACTTTCGCCTAAAGGCACCCTTACCGCTGACCTAATTACAGAAACAGAAGGTACCTCAGAGCACTACGCAGGTGACAGAAATATAAGCGTGACAGCGGGTGTTAATTACACATGGTCAGCTTTTGTCAAAGATGGCCCAAGTGCAAACCGCCTTTTTTATCTACGTGCCGCTGTTGCTGTAAACATTACTTTGTTGTTTAACCCTAGATTAAAAACTATTGTTAACGTAGGGGGCACTGGTATCATCAGCAGTGGTTTTGAAGAGCTTCCAAACGGGTGGTTCAGGGTATGGATGACTTTCACAGCGCAGACTACAAGTGATTTAGTTTGTAGGCTTCAGCTATTCTCAACCACAACCGTATATCCCGGCGTACTTGGTTCGGGACTCTACATCTGGGGCGCAGACCTTCGCGTAGCCAACCAAGCCAATCTCCCAAGCTACCAGCGCGTCAACACCGCCACGGATTACGACACCGCAGGATTCCCTCCCTACCTCAAGTTCGACGGTATTGATGACAGCTTCGCCACTGACAGCATCAACTTCACAAGCACGGACAAGATGACGGTGTTTACGGGGGTGCGGAAGCTGAGTGATGCTACGTTCGGGATGATTCTAGAATTGAGCAATACAACAGACACAAACAACGGGTCGTTTTTTGTTGGGACTCCTCGTATTGGGCAAACATCCGATTACTGGCTCCGGTCAAAAGGAACCACTAATAGTGAAACAGACACATCGGCCTCATATTTATCGCCTATAACAAACGTGTTATCTGCGAGTATGAGCATTTCGACAGATGCCCTCTCAGTCAGAATAAATGGAGTTTTAGACGGTTCAAGTGCCACGGATCAGGGAACCGGTAACTTCGGCAACTACCCCCTTTACATCGGCAGACGCGGTGGCACAACCCTGCCATTTAACGGCCACCTCTACAGCCTGATCGTCCGTGGCGCACAAAGCTCTGCTGCACAGATCACAAGCGCAGAGACGTACTGCAATTCCAAGACGAAAGCATACTGATGAACATCTTTAGAACCATGCTGGTGCCCGCCACCATCGTAGAGCAAGTACGCGCCCTAGCCGACAGCTTTGACCCTGCCGCATCCGGCATGTGGACAACGGGGCTATCCCCCACAGGTGCAGAGCCAGCCACCCACTTTATCAGCGCTGGCCTGATCGGTGATGACTTCGCAGCCATCATGCCGTTCAGCCACTTTGATGACTCCGACCCGGCTGTGTGGGTGACTGACCCCTACGACCATGCGGCTTTTGTCGCGCTGTGCGAACTCAATGGCATCACCTCGCCACCTGTTGAAACCCTCATGCAGATCATGAGCATGGTGGATGTCAGCGATCAGCAGCCTTTTGCTGCGATGGCGCGGCTGGGGTTGGTGCTTGCGGTGGAACCCAATCCACTCATCACAAACATCAAAACATAAGCCACTTCGAGTGGCTTTTTTTACGTCCAAAACATGTCCCTTCGCCTCGTCACTCCAGCCTCTGCCCTAGCGGTCAGCCTCGCAGAAGCCAAAGCCCATCTGCGCGTTGATTCTGCTGACGAAGACACGCTGATCACGGCCATGATCACCTCGGCCACTGAAGTTGCTGAACAACTCACAGGCCGCGCCATCATGCCGCAGACCTGGGAGTTGACGCTCGACACCTTTGCGAACGGCATTGTGCTGACTCGCGTACCGGCCACCGCCATCACGACCTTCACCTACGTGGACGGCGCGGGCGCAACACAAACGCCCGTGGGCTACCGGCTGCGCAACTCTGATGACTTCGGGCTTGCCGTGGTGCTACCCGCCTACGGCACCAACTGGCCCGAAACGCTGGACGATACCGAGACTGTCAAAGTGCGCTTCACCGCTGGCTATGCCGATGCAGCCGCAGTGCCTGAACCTATCAAGGCTTGGATCAAGCTCACCGTGTCCACGATGTACGAGAACAGGGAAGGCGAGTCGTACAGCGCCCGCGCAGTCTCCACCACCGTCAAGATGTCCTTCGTGGACGGCTTGCTGGATCGCTATCGGGTGTACTCATGAGCGCAGGCCAGCTTCGCCACCGTGTCGAATTGCAGTCGCAAGTCGCTACGCAAGACGAGTTGGGTCAGCCCAGCACTTCATGGCTGACCACGGCAACCGTATGGGCCGACATTCGTTACCAGACCGGCCTCAGTGCCATCAAATCAGGCGCAGATGTGTCAGTGGTGCGGGTCAGCATTCGGATGCGCTACAGAGCGATTAACGCAGGCCAGCGGGTACTGCATGACGGCGTTGCGATGAACATCGAAGCCGTGCAGCCTGACGTTCGCCGCGCCTACGTGGACTGTGTTGCTGAGGTCATCAATGCCCAAGTTAGCTGAGTTCTCAATCAAGTTTGACCTTGAGGCCACGATGGCCCAAGTCAGAAACCTGCGCCAAGCGGTTCAAGAAGGCGTGGTTGTCGCTACGCAAGCGGGAGCCCAGGTGCTGTACGACGAAGTGAAGGGCAGGGCACAAGGAATCGCCAAGAGCGGGAACCTTGCGCGTTCCATCTACCAGTACCGCAACAAAGACGAGCAGCGCCCCGGTCACGCACAGTACAAGATCAGTTGGCGCAAGGGCGGTAAGAAGAAAGACGCCAGCGCCAGCGATAACGCCGCGCAAGCCGGGTTGCCAGTCGCCGCGCACGGGATTCTGCTGGAGTACGGATACATCCAGCGGTATGTGAGCTACGTTGGCAGCGACGGTAATTGGTACACCCGAAAGAAACCCGGCATCAAGGGCAAAGTCCCTAGGTACAAAGGCCCCCCGGCTGGGCGGCGGGCGCATTTCGACAAGTATTACGTTCTGCGCGAAACCCCTGTGCAGCACGCGCCGAGGTCATTCCTCCGCGCAGGCTTTGAAGCCGCGCAAGGCAAAGCCCTTGAAGCATCCCGTGCTGCCATGTACAACCACATCGAGCAACAACTATGAGCGTTGAGTCCGACATATATGCCCTGCTGAAAGGCTTGGTGGGCAACCGCTGCTTTCCAGACTTCGCGCCCATCGCCACCGTGCGCCCGTACATCACCTACGTGCAAATCGGCGGCGAAGCCTTGAGCTACACCGATGACACCTTGCCCAACGGCAAGAACGGCAGGTTCCAGGTGAACGTGTGGGGCGATACGCGCAGCCAGTGCAGCGCTCTGATGCTGCAAGTTGAGGCCGCTCTGATTCAGGCCACCGCCTTTCAAGCGCGGCCTGTCAGCGCGCCCAGCAGCGACTACGACCACGACATGCTCGTTTACGGGTCGATGCAGGATTTCAATATTTTTAGCGCCAGATAGAGAGCGCAGGCGTAAAATAGGCGAGCCTGTAAAGCAGTGAGATGCGATACAGGCTCTAACCAATCAACCTGTATCAGAGGTCATCATGGCTGAATCGGATTCTATACCCTATGGGCGCATCTACCTTGTGACGAACACGGTCACAAAGCGCGTCTACGTTGGGCAAACCATTGGAACGCTCAAGGCGAGGTGGAAGGGGCACTGCAACGCGCCTAAGTCAAGTCGCTTGCGGCTGTCAATCGACATGCATGGGCGAGAGGCTTTCACCATTGAGCAGATTGCAGAGGCGCAAACAAAGCAAGAGCTTGACGATTTAGAGCGATTTCACATTGCGCAGCACAAGGCGACCGATAAGACTTTCGGATACAACTTTGCACAGGGCGGGGCCGGTAAGCCGATTTCAAGAGATGCTACTGAGCGCATAGCCGCGAAGCTTCGCGGAAGAAAACTGCCGCAAGAGCAAAAAGACAAAATTTCAGCTAGAAAAAGGGGCGTTAAGCCGACACCCGATCACGTCGCAAAAATGATCGAAGGAAAGCTAAAGAACAGCGGCTTCAAACATTCGGAAGAGGCCAAAGCCATCATGTCTGCCGCTGCGGTAGGAAAGAAGATGCCACCATGCACTGACGCGCACAGATTGAAGTTAGCCGAAGCCGCAAGACTGCAATGGGCTACCGGCAGGGGGCACAGTCTGAATAGAAAGATTTAAACAGAACAACAAAAGCACCCTAGAGGTGCTTTTTTTGTGCCCGTAATTGGGCTTCACAGCAACCCGCTCGACGCAAGTTTGGCGGGTTTTTTTTATGCCCATACGGGCCAGCAAATCACATCCGACAACGGGTGTAAAGGAACTACCATCGCACAAGTACCCACGGGCTCGCTCTTCTTCATCGCTACCGCTTTCGGCGTAGCAAAAACAGTCACCGCAGTGTCCAACGCTGCTGAAGCTGTTGTTACCGCAACTCACGACTACGCCATTGGCGACATTGTTGAAATGTCTTCTGGCTGGGGTCGTTTGCACAAACGCATTTTCCGCGTCAAGACTGTCTCCACAACGGTGTCGTTTGTGCTGGAAGGCATGGACACGACTGCTACCAACTTCTTCCCAGTTGGTACTGGAACCGGCACTGTGCGCAAGGTGTCTACGTTTGCGCAGATCACCACTGTGATGTCTCCCGCATCCAGCGGCGGCGATGCTAAGACTGTTACGTACCGCTTCGTGGAATCGGACACAGAATTTAACATCTCGGACGGTTTTTCAGCTACCAGCTACAGCATGGATTTGGACGCTGACAGCATCGGGACTGCCGGATACACCGCGCTGAAAACCCTGACGGATGTGCAGACCGACACCGTGCTGAAGATTCAGATGCGCTCTGGCTCACTGATGTTCATTCCTTGCACATGCTCACTTAATGAGAGCGTCACTTTTTCTGACGGTGCTATCAATAAAGTGAAGGCTGCATTTAACGGAAATGCCAAACTCACCCGCTATCAAGCGTAACCCCAAGCCCTCCTAGCGAGGGCTTTTCTGTTTCTGGCGCAAGCCACCCCCGCACCGCCCGCCCAGTGTCTCCTTCGTAGGGAGCGCTGGGTGGGTATGGGCACCTCTCACCCTACGAAAGAAAATCATGGCAAAAATCGTTCTCGGAAAAACCCCCAAGTCGTTCAAACGCACTGTTACCGTGGACATGCTCGACGGCACCAAGGGCAGCATTGAATGTGAATTCAAGTACATGACGCGCACTGCGTTCGGTGCCTTCCTCGACGGCATTTTCAAAGATGCTGGCGTGGCACCGGCAGACGGCGACGAGAAGGTCATCATTGCCGATGTCATGGCGAAAACACGCGACACCAACGCTGAGTACCTGATCAAGATTCTGGACGGCTGGAACCTCGATGACGAACTCAGCAAGGCCAACCTTCAGCAGTTGTGCGACGAGTTCCCCGGCGTTGCCAACAGCATCATGGAAGTTTTCCGCACCGCAGTGACCGAAGGCAAAGCAAAAAACTAATCGAGGCCGCTACTGCCCTCTACACACCACAAATCACTGAAGCGTCGTTAGCAGGCAGCGGGTTCACCCTGGCTGACTACGACGATGACGTGACTGAGGTGTGGCCTGAGAACTTTGAAGTGTTCCAGCTATTCAGCGCACTTCAAACCCAATGGCGAACCGGCAGTAACGGCCCTACCGGCCTCGACTACAACACCTTGTTTCAGTACATGGCCCTGCAAGACATCGCCCCTGAACGCCAGCGCGAATTGCTGCCTGACATTCAGGTCATGGAATCCGCAGCCCTCTCCGAAATCCACCGCAAGAAAGACTAAAAATGGCAGACGGACCCGCATCAACAATTGTCTTTGACGGCGACTCAACGGGCGCTGTAGCCGCGCTCCACGCGGTTGACGTAGAAGCCAAGCGGGTAGCCGCGACCCTGAAGGACACTGCCAGTCAGATGAACGGGGCCGTGGACGTGCCCGACCCAGCCCCTGCGGTACAGAAGCTAAGTACCATAGAGCGTCAATTGCGCCGAAACGTCATTGCCGCAGAGCAGGGTGGTAAAGACACCTCGGGTTACATGCGCGAAATGGCAAAGGCCACAGGGCAATACTCTGCCACTCTCGAGCCGATGTTCCAGCGGCTCGATGCTGCCAAGGAAAAGACAGCCTTGATGAACTCCGAGTTTACCAAGGCTGGCCGGGTAATGACCGAATATGGCATGACCGTCAAAGGCACCAGTGCCGCACTTCGCCAAGTCCCTGCGCAGTTCACCGACATCATCGTCAGCTTGCAAGGCGGTCAGGCACCACTCACCGTTCTGCTGCAACAGGGCGGTCAGTTAAAGGATGTGTTCGGTGGCGTCGGCAATGCTGCCAAAGCGATGGGTGGATACATCTTGGGCTTGATCAATCCGTTCACGTTGGTTGCCGCAGAGGTTGCTGTTATTGGGCTGGCCGCGTACCGCGCCTCCGAGGAGGTCAAAGCACTGCGCACTGCGCTCATCTTGACCGGAACACAAAGCACAACCTCTTTGTCCAATTTGGACGCCACAGCCGCTGGACTTAACAAGTTGGGTGTCAGCAGCGCGGCGTCCAGCGAAGCGCTGGTGGCGTTCATCAGCGCGGGCGCAAAGGTCGATTCCCGGCTTCAAGACATCACCAAGACAGCCATCGACCTTGAGAAATTGGGTGGTGCGGCGATTGCTGAGACAGCCAAGAAGTTTGTCGCACTCGCAAAAGACCCCTTGGCCGACTTTGACCGGCTGACCCTTGCCACCTACAGCCAGATCGAAGCGCTGCTGGAACAAGGCAATCGCACTGAAGCTGTAGCGCTTGCGCAAGACGCCTTCAATACCGCCAACAAGGAAACCAGCAAAGCCTTGGCCGCTTCGGTCGGCCCGCTCGACGTGGCGACATCTGCGTGGAAAAGCTACGCCGCCGCCATTTGGGACAGCGTGAAAGCCACCGCTGCTGCCGCTGCCGGAGCGTTCTCACCACAGACCGGCGACCAAGAGCGGGGCGACCTGCAAAAACGCCGCGACATCTACGCCGCGCAAGGCTACGACACCACCAAAGAGGATGCACGGCTGGCCTACTTCAAGCAGATTGACGCAGCCCAAAAAGGCCAAAACGCGAACCTCGCCAAAGAGATTGAGCTAAAAGGATTGCTGGCCGCGTTTGACAAAAGCGATGAGCGCTCGGTGAAGCAGAAGGCCCTGAATCAAGGCATCACCGACTACAGCAAATTACTCGCAGCAGGCTTGATCAGCGTGGGGCAGTACGCCGAGGCAATCAAGAAACTGAGCGAAGTAAAAGACAAAGCGGCCAAATCGCCCGCAGCCAAAGCTATCAAGTTCGATGACTTCGACAAGAGCGTCATCCTTGAGTATTCAAAGTCAATGGCAGCGCTTGAGGCCATCCAACTCAAGGCTGGAGCCAGCGCTGAACAATTGAGCAAGACGCAAGCATCGTTGCGCGATGTGCAGGCCAGCCCCCAGTGGGCAAAGTTCAATCGCCAGATGCAAGAGCAGGTGATTTACGCCGCGTCTTTGGCGCAGGGCAAAGAGGATGAAGCAGAGGCCACCAAAGCGCTTGCCAAGGCCCAAGAAGACCTGAACAAGACACGCAACGCTGCGCTGCTCTCCTATGGGAAGGAGCTTGAGTCCCTGGGCGAGAAAGCCCAAAAGCTGGAAGACGAAGTTGCCATGTATGGCATGTCCAAAGAGGCCATCGAAGCGCTCACCACGGCCCGGATGCTTGACCGCATTGAGGTGCTGAAGAGCTTTGACAATTCCGACGAGGAAATTGCACGGATCAAAGAATTGATCGCCGCGCGCCAACGTCTTGCGGCGGCAGGCACCGCCAAAGACCTGAAGGACGAAACGGCCAAGGCCGCCAAAGACGCAGCCGCTGAATGGAAGAAAACCAGCGACCAAATCAACAGCACCCTGACAGACGCCCTCATGCGCGGCTTCGAGTCCGGCAAAGACTTCGCAAAGAACCTGCGCGACACCGTGGTCAACATGT